GATTACCAACTTGCCATTTTTGTCAATGGCAGTGAGCGGAAACGTGTCTCGAATCAGTCGTCAGTGAACGAGCCGTTGTCGATACAGGTTCAGACGCAGATTCGACTGGACCCCGAGGACACGATTGATATTAGGGTGAGTAATAATAGTGGGGTGAGCCGCACCATCCTGGGGTCACCCGTCACTACGGAGTTCAACGTGCGGCGGGCAGGAATATGACGACGAGTACGAGCACTGACATCGACACGCGCGCTGGTGTTGAGGTCCAACCGTGGGAGGACGACACCCTCGGGGATAACTACGTGGATAAGGAGGGCCGCGGGTCGCGGTTTTTCTACCGCATCCACGACATCTCGTTCGAGGATGCGTGGCTCCAGTCGGACGTGTCGAAGAACCTAAAGAAGATGAGGTAAAATCATGGCAGAACGACCGCGCGACATCGCAATTGGAACGGACCAAGACATCTTTCTGGACGACACCAACGACCTGGCGCTCGTCTCGGGAGATGCCCAACTGGAGCAGAGCATCGCAATCGACGTACTGGACGTGACCGAGCAGTTCGTCGGGAGCGCCATCACCGCCCAGTCCATCGGCCTCCTCGAACAGCGCATCAGAGAGGCGCTCAACGACGACCCGCAGGTGGGTACGGTGCGTGACGTGAACGTGAGCGAGTACGATAAGCGCACGCGCGCTATCACTGCGGACGTGTCGCTCTCGGAGGACGAAGATTTCACTATCGAGGTGTCGGCGTGATGAATCACGCCGCCGCAGAGTCGCTCGCTTACGCGAGCAACGAGGTGTCAGCATAAATGCCCATTGTTAACGGAGACTACGAGAAACTGTCCGAAACCGAGATTCGGAACGCACTCGAAACTGAGTTGCGTAACGAGTTCGGGGAGGACATCGACCTGACAGAATCGAGCGTATTCACGACGCTGGCGACAGTTCTCGCCACGACGCTGAACTCGAACCAAGAGGAGTCGTTGCAGGACGTATATCAGAGCGCGTTCCTCGAAACGGCGACTGGCGAGGACCTGGAGAAGGTCGTTGCCATCATTGGCCTCCAGCGCCGTGACGCCGTGCACGCCACTGGCGTCGAAAGGTTTAATAGCGACCAACCCGTAACACAGGACTACACTATCCAGGCTGGTACGGTCGTCCAGACTGATAGCGACAACCCAATCGAGTTCGAGACGGTTGACCCCGTGAGTTTCAAGTACGTCACGGGCTTCGAGAGCCAGGACTTCGCGGACCTGAGCGGCGACACTGGCTCCGCGACGTTCAACACCGTTGACCCCTACGCGGGCGCGGCGGCGCTCGAAATCGGTGCCACGAACGGCACGCACGTCTGGCAGGACGACGAACCCCTGTTCGAGGGCACTGAATACCGCCTCCGCATCAAGACTGGTAGCGGCGGCGTCCCTATTGCCACGTTTGGCGTGCAGGACGCGAACAACTATTACCAGGTTGCGCTGGACGAACCCGCTGGCGAAATTCGTATCGAGAAGGTCGAGGCTGGTTCAATCAGTGAGACGATTGACACGAACGCTGGCCTCACCATCCCGACTGGCAAGTACCTCGACCTCGAAATCGACTGGCGTATCGACGGCCAGATTCAGGTCGAAGTGCGGGACGACGACGAAGGCTCGCTCTCCGAGGACGACGCCACCGTAGTGGGCACTGCGGGCGGCAGTGACTCTGCGGGCGACAACCGCTGGCGCGAGGGCTTCGTCGGCTACAAGAGCGGAGACGCCACCGCCACCAAGCAGTACGACGAATCGAGCACGGCGGCTACCTCTGCCGACATCCGCGCCGTCACGGGCGGCGTCCAGGGCAATATCGGTGCCAGCACACTGACGGTCGCACCGAGTCCGCCCAACGGCGTTGATAACGTCACCAACGTGTTCCCCACTGGGAACCGCGACTTCCTCGACCTGACTGGCGACCCGTTCACCATCGGGCGCGACGAGGAGAGCGACGACGCGCTCCGTGAGCGGGCGCAGGAGTCCGTCAGTGGTGGCGGGGACGCCACGCACGATGCGCTCGTCAACACGCTCCTGAACGACGTGAGCGGCGTTACGAGCGTTACCATCTTCGAGAACAAGACCGAGACTGACAACACGGGCAGTGGCGGCCTGCCGCCGTACTCGTTCGAGGCCGTTGTATTCGGAGGCGCTGACCTCGACGTGGCGGAAGCCATCTTCGAGAAGAAGGCCGTCACGTCCCGCGATTACGGCGGTGCGAACGGCAGTCTCGTGACGGAGACGGTGACCGCAGACTCGAACGGTCAGACGTTCGACATCGAGTTCTCGCGGCCCACGGAACTGAACGTGGACTTCTCGATGGACCTCGTGGTGGACGACACCTACATCGGGGATAGCGAACTGTCGAACCTCATAGTGGAGTACGTCGGCGGCACGCTCTCCGACGGCACGGAGGCAGTTGGCCTCGGCGTCGGGGAGGACGTGCGCATCGACCAGATTGAGGACATCGTAGTTGGTGACGACACTGGCGTTATCGGCTTCGACACGAACGCCAGCGTCGAGGACATCACGACGACGCCCTCGAAAACGACTGACGGGAACGGCCTCGAAATCGTGGACGTGGGCGCAAACGAAGTTGCACAGACTGACGCCACCGATGGCTCTATCACTATCACGACGACGGAGATATAACCATGACGCATAGGAATCTCGTTGCCGAACGCATCAACGACGAGTTCGACACACTCAACCGCGACGACTGGGTTCTGAGCGGGAGCGCCACCTATACTGGCTCACGCGTTCGCCTCACGCCCGCGTCGGGCAGTGAGGCTGGCTCGCTCTCCTACCGCGAGGACTTCACGCCGAACGTATGGGAGATTCGGTTCCGCTTCGACATCAGTAACGGGAGCGCCGACCCCGCCGACGAGACGACGCTCGCGTGGTATAGTGATGGCGTCGCCGCAGATGGCTGGACGCCGCAGGGCGGGTATCAGGTCAGTTACGACCACTACTCTGACGAGATTCGACTGGACGAGTTCATCGACGGTGAGCCGAACACGCTCGAATCTGCGAGCGTCACGATAGACGACTCGAACTCAGAAAACGTCGCCCGAATCGAATACACCCGCGGCACCGTTATCGTCTCGATGGACGGCGACCGCTACCTCGAATACGACATCGAGGACCCCGTTGTGAGCGGTGAGACGATGTTCTTCTCCGCTCGCACGGGCGGTGAGTTCGCCGCGCACTACGTGGATGAGGTGCGGCTCGTCGCGGCCACGGAGCGCAACGTCAAGACGGTGCAGGACGAGTGGCCGAGTCCCGCTGTGGACATCAGTAATGGGACCAACACCTATAAGTTGATGCGCGCTCTCACGTCCGTGATGGACGAGGAGGACAAGAACCTGAACGAGGTGAAGCGCGCCCACCATATCGACACTGCGGTGGACGAGGAACTTGAACAGTTCGGGGACCTCGTGCAGTTGGACCGTAAGAGCGGTGAGAACGACGAGAAGTACCGTGCGCGGCTCAAGGTCCAGTATCGAGTTGGGAATATCGGCACTACGTTCGATGAGTTCTCCCAGTTCTCGTCGGTTCTACTCGACACGAACATCACGAATATCGAGTTCAACTTCAACTTCGGGGCGAGTCCCGCAACGGCTATCGTTGCCACGGACCCCGCAGTATATGATTCTGTCGCTCTGACGCGCACAGAAGTGGAGGAGTTCCTCGGTGAGGCGGTGCCCGCTGGTCACTCGGTTACGGTACTGGAGCGTGGTACGTTCCGCCTTAAGGCGGACGGCGATATTGACGACCCCGATAAGGGGCTTACGAGCGATTCGATTACGACTGGCGGCACGCTGGCCGCGGACGTTGTGTGACTGGAGAAGCCAGAATTATGATTAGGAGCAATACCCACTCGTCACTACGGTATAGATAGAGCATGGCCTGGACAATCACAGAGCGATTTCCGTCTTGGGGCGAGACGGGCGAGTTCCCCGCTGATGGGTTCTTCTACGAGGGCGGGGACCAGGTTAACGAGAAACACCTGGACGCCCTCTGGAACGGCGTTGATGGCCTTGAGGAGGACGTGCAGGCCGCGCTGGACGACATCGACAGCAACGCTGATGGCGTCGTTGACAAAGCGGATAGTGGTGCCGCGGGCTTCACGTTCGACGGCGGTGCCACCCTTAGCGGCGACCTGACGCTCGGCAACGACCTTCTCGCCACTGGCGGAGAGGTCATTTGGGACGAGTCGAACGGCTGGATTCCGCAGGCGCGACTGGAAAACGATACTGTCACAGTTACAGCAGGCGATGGACTTAAGGGCGGTGGAGGCGTATCACTTGGTACGTCTACCACGCTCAACGTCGAACCTGCCGATTTCGCTGGCGATGGTGTAAAGGACGACGGCTCGGACAATATCGCTATCGAGCCTGCCGATTTCGCTGGTACGTATCTCTCCGACGACGGCGCTGATAATCTCACTGTAGACCTCGGGAGTCACCTCGAAAACGACGGCTCTGGAAATATTCGGGTCGCTGACGACTTCGTTGAGAATACTGGAGACTCCATGAGTGGAAATATTGACATGAATATAAACGATGTTTTAAATGTGGCTATACTTGGATTCGACCAAGGTGGTTCTATCAACGATACTACTAACGGAGCACTACAGTTCGATACCAGCGGCGGAACACGAGCAGAACTGGACGACGGTGGTAACTTCGACATCGAAGGAGCACTAACGGAAGGTGCCGCACTATGAAAGAAGCACAAGAAATAATTAGAGCCGCACGAACTACACACGAAATCGTACAGGACCATCTCCGAGCAGTCGCAGACTGGTTTCACGAACACGAGGGTTCGATGTTCGAGCGTGAGGAGGCTACTGACCTCGTTTCGGACGACCTTGGAATAGACGAGGACGTGGCCAGAAATACGATTAGGAACCTTATCGGTGACTCTGTTGACCCCATCGTCCAGGTTCAGGCCCAGGGGGCAAAGTACGTCGGCGTCGCTGAATACTATACATTCGATGGTGCATACGCCTACCTCAACTACGACGATTCGAGGGGGAAGCAGTACCGTGCGGTCTGTGCCCAGTGTGTTCACGAATCTACATACGACGACGACGTAACACACGCAACATCGGGTCAGGGTAGTTTCTCTCCTGACGCATCTCTCGATGAACTCGTTGGGGCTGTTCACGACCACTACGACCAGCACGAGTGCGTTCCAGAGGAAGTTGAGACTGGTGCCAATCTCCTTAGTGGAACCACCATTGGAGGCAATACAGCGTTCCACGCTGGTAACGACGGTTCTGGTTCTGGCCTTGACGCAGACACACTTGATGGTCAGGAAGGCTCTGCATACACATACCCATCTTCCACAAATGTAACAGTTGGAACAAAAGAAATACAAGTTGCATCATATACTTTTGAAGTTGGGGCCGACACCACTGGTACTGAAACAATAAATCTTGATGATACTCCAATCATTGAGATTAGATATACCACAACCACAACTGATGGCGTTCGTACAGAATCATTCCCCGATGTAAGATTCTACGACGATACTGGTACACAGCGTGACCAAGGAATGTCTGGATTTAACGACAGTTCAATATTATCTAACCCGTGGCAAAACTGGCGTCCGCCTCGTACAGATAGGCTTGAGGTTGACTGGGATAACAGTGGTAGTCTAAATGACCCCACTGAGCGTGTAGATGTATATGCAACTACACCATATGTCGTGTCACATGACCATACTCTACCATGACATCTCTCGCCACTAAACTCGACCCAATTCTCGAACCACTCATGGCCGCTGTGCGGCGCGCAGAGCGGTTTCTTGGTCCAGATGATGATTGGGTCGAGGACGACCGAAGAATCCTATTTGAGGCCGCACAGCGCCATCTCGGGCATCTCCACGCGTTTGCCTACGAGAAGGGCGCGGCGGAGTACGTAACGACCGCGAAGTGCAGTCCAGACGAGTTCGAGCGCACCATCATGCCGCCCTATCAGCGGAACCTCGCAAGCGCACGCAAGTACCGCACGTATCACGGCGGCGGCAAGCAGTGGGCGTGTGGGTCGTTCGTCATCGACGGACTCGAAGGCGACGACGGCTACGTGGAACAGCACCACGTCTACATCTTCGAGACGGAGGACGGCTACACGGACGTTCACGCGCACCGTGAGACGAGCGTGACGGAGGGCGCGGAGCACCTCACGGACAGCCATCAGGACGACGCTGACCCACGCGACCTGTTCGGTATCCTCGACCGAGCGGGGCTGGAGTACGAGCACCGCAACTATTAAGACCCTGTACGTACTATTATAGTATGAAGGGGGAGGATGTCCGTGAGCGGGCCAGGGACCTGACGAAGGAACTTGCTGGTAACCCGTTCTTCCCACTGTTATTCATCGGTGAGGCAGTGAAGAACGCGTCCTTTCATGCGTTGGCTGGCACGCCCGAATTGGACGTGGTGGCCGCGTCCAGTGGGCTGGCCGTGGCGAGCGTCGTTGGCTGGCTCTACTCATATGACGAGGTTGCCTGGGGCCTCCAGAAAGCCCAGGAAGCAGTTGAGGAAGCAACAGAAGATGGTTGACACATTTCGAGTGTTCGGCGGCGAACTCGGTGAAGTCGAGGGCTACCTGGACGTAGAAGTGCAGGGCGTCGCTCGCGGCGGCACCGTGATTCTCGCTGACATGAACAGCACGGCGGAGTATAGCATCGACATTGAACGGCTTGAAGGACTCGTGGACCAGTCCCTCGCTTACGACCTCGATACGGTCGAGACGGCGAAGGAAGTCTGGTCCGCCATCGACTCGCTCGAACAGTCCTACGTGGACTCGCAGGCGTCTGATAAGTCTCACTTTATCGACGCCGCCAAGACTCTTTTTCGCGGCGCGCAGTAACACCGCGCCGCACAACACTTAAGTACCTCCAGTACGTAGATTGGGGTACATGAGCGACATAGATAGGGACGTATTCAAGGGCGTCGGTCCCGACGGGATTGACGTTCGCGTTTATACCAGAGACGCAATCAACCTGCCGTCCGTCACCACAATCCTCAAGACCCGCGACCAGGACATGAGCGGGCTTCACAAGTGGCAGGACCGCAACGACGGTGAGGGCGACAACGCCTACCACAAACACCTCTTTTGGAACAGCCGCCATCGTGGTACGCTGTGCCACTGGAACGCGCTGTCGCGCCTCGGAGACGTGCCGTGGTCGGAGGACGAGGCCGACTCTCGGTGGGCAATCAAGAACATCCACAACATCAACAGTGACGACCCCATCGACGCGGAGGACCCACGGGGCGTCGTCGGGGAGTTCGAGGTGGATGGCGAACAGCACGAGGAAGTCCACTCGTCCAGCCCGCGCGAAGTCCTCTACTCTGTCCTACGGAACAAGAACGCCGTCACGTCGTGGGGCGAGTTCTACGACCGTTACGGGGCCTACCAGGGCCACAAGCACTACTCGAAGGCGCTGGAGGACGTTCTCGACCGAGACATCCAGTTCTTCACGGAAGTGTTCGACCGTATCTGTAAGAAACTTGGGGTGTCGGAGGAGAACGTCGTCGCCGTCGAGGAGTTCCTATTCGACGCGCAGTACGGCTATGCGGGCCAGGTGGACCTCGTGTACGAGGACGAGAAGGGACGCACCGTGGTCGCTGACCTGAAAACGTCGAGCGGTTGTTACGAGAAGCACAAGTTGCAGGGCGCGGCCTACGGGAAGGCCGTGGAGCGCGCGCTCGACATCGACGTGGACCGCATCGAAGTGTGGCGCATCCATCCCGACTCGGGGGAATACGCCGTCCACTCCCATGACGCCGCCGTGTCGGGACTCCACACGGACGACTACTGGTACGATGGCCTCGACACGCTGTGGGAGCAGTTCCGCGACCTGGCAGAGAACTTCGACTACACGCACGAAGGAGACGAGTAAATGGACATCGACACAGCACCAACTGCCGACGGCGAGGAGGACGACGATGTTGAGTGCGATAACTGTGAGGGCGGCACGTATGTGCTCTACGATGGCGACAAACTGTGCCGCGACTGCGGGTACATCGCGGGGAGCGGGCGAGGTGGCTCCCGAGAACGCGGGGCGGACGACTGGGCGGCGTGGCAACAGCATCGACGCGAGCACGAGGACTACTCAGGATTCCACGGCCCTGACCGCATAAAAATGGTGGGCGGCTTCGCGTCCGCCTACGAGTTCGAGTCCGACTTCGCTTAGTACCAGCCGTCTGGTACGTCGGTTTTCGGGAACTCTTTTGTGCCGACTGTCACACTGCCACAGCCGCAGGTGAACTCCTCCTCTACGACCACGCGCTTCGGCTTGAACTTGGCTTCCGTCACAGCGGCCACAGCGCGTCGCACAGGCTGTTCGCAGTCGTCGCAGATGCCTGAGTCGTCGGGGTCGAGGAACGTCTCTGAGGACGCGCTCTCGCCCGCTGTGACGGCACCGTAGTCCTCGCGCTTCTGGTCGCGCCACTCCTCGGCTTGCTCGCTGTCCTCGTGAAGGTGGCAGAACGCCCCTTCGTGAGAGTCGATACCACACTGCTCACCGTTATCCTTGATGTATTCACACATAGTCGTACTCCTCCAGTCCGATGTGGTCACAGAGCGCCCGCCACGGGTCGCGCCCTGCGCTCTGCGTCGGCCAGTCGCTTTTCTCGGGCATCACCATACTGATGTTGTTACTCGGCGTGAGGCGGAGGCCATGCCGCTCACACTCCTGGTAGTCGTCATCGAAGTGGTTGAACTCGCTGTCCTCGACGCCCGAGCCTTGCTCGGGTGGCGAACTCGCGGACGAGTCCGCACCGTGCGCGAGTACGTCCTGCCCCCATCCTTCTTGCTCGCGGCGGAGCCAGTGCTCAACCACTCGCGCGTCGAGGACGACCATCTCGCGGCGTGGGAACTTGAACCCTACGACGGTCTTGGTCCACGACGGCGACTCGGCGTTGAGTTCCTGTAACTCCTCCAGCCCGCTCTGGCTTTCGCCATTGGGCTTCGTGCTCGACCCGCTCATGACCGTCGAGCGGTTGCCCTCTTTGCCCTGGCGTTTCTTGAGTTCCCCATACGCGACGTGACGCTCGGGGTGCCCGCTCGGGCGTTGGTCGCCGTAGCGTTCGGCCTGCCAGACCACCATAATGTCCGCCACCTCGCCCGTACTGCTCCCCGAGAAGTCGGGGCGGTGGGCCTTCACCCACTCGCGGGTGTGCTCGTTGATGGCGTTCTTCGTATCTAACTCGAACCGCTTACCCTTACCCATATATCTTCACCGTTGGGCTGACGATGTTCACGGTCTTGAGCGCGCCCGTGATGGCTTGCCCCTGGTATTCGGGCATGGAGAACGTGGCCTTCGCGTCTCCTTCGAGCGTGAACTCCACGAGCGAACGCCACGGCGGAAGGAACGCGTGGTGCTTGTTGTAGTTCAACATGACGAGCGGGCCACGCTTGTGCCGCCCGAACGCGACGCTATCGGGGTTCGCCTCGACTTCCTCGGTGTCCGTCGCGCGAGCCACCTCGAACGTCGCCACAACGTCCTCGCGCCCCACGCGGTCACCGACTTCTTCTGGCGTGATGCTCATTGGTCCTGTCGCTCCATTGGCGTGGCAGTGTGTGGGTCGTCGTCGGTGCCAGTGCAGAACGCACCACGGAAGTTCGCCGTGCCGCCTCCGCCCAGGTCGTTGATGATGGTCACTCCACAGTCGGGGCACTCGTAGATGTGCTTACCGTGAGAACCCGCCATCAGTTACCACTCAAGAACTCCAGGGGGTTCTCCCCGTATTGCTTCTCGAACTGTGCCATGCGGTCGGCCATGTACGTGAGTGTCAGGTCGCCGCAGTTCTCACATTTCTCCACGATGTAGTTCCGTGGATAAAACTGGCTCTTGTGTTCGTCCTTCACGTAGTCGTGACCGAAGTATCGGCAGTACGACTGCGAACCAGCGTTAAAGTTGGTCTTTGCCATCCGTGCGACCAACTACGTACTCCAGGTATAAAAGGGTTGTCCCGTCAGAGGACGTTCTCAACGAACCAGTCGAAGCCGCGGTACGCATCCTCGTCAATCTGTACCACGGGGTTGCCGTCGGGTGCACGGAACGAGCGGCTCACGTAATCGCAGTCCTCCGTAATCTCCGACCAGTTCGTGTGCTCGTCCGTATCGCGGTCGAAGTGCCCGACGTATTCATCGAAGTAGTCCCACGGCTCGACGGGGACGAGGATGTTCTCCTCGCCCACGCGCTCCGCGTCCATGTCCACCATCGTGAAGTAGAGGAACACGGGCACGTCGTACTGGTCCGCCCAGTGCGCGTAGTGGACGAGGTGGCGCAAGTTGAGGACGCCGAGCCAGTCGGGGTTGGCCTTCGTCTTGATGTCCGCGAGCGCCTTGAGTTCCCACTCCTCGCGCCCCAGTCGCTCATTAGGGATGTCGTCCATCTCGACACCCGCCTTCCGCGCCTGCCGCAACTCCTGGTTGCTCCCGTCGAGCGTGAGCCGCTTGTGGACCGTCTCCTGTGGAGAAAACCCCTGGGGTTCGGGCGGGCAGTCCTGCCCTCCAAGGGGTTCCCACAGCCGCAAATCCATCTTGTTGTCGAATATGAGGCCATCGTCGTCGTCCCTCATGTCGATGCCCCAGTGCTCTGCCTGGAGGCCAATCTGATGGATGCGACCCACGAAGTACGCCTCTCCGATGTCGTGCTTGTTGTAGTTCTTCTTGAGGCTGTTCCAGTCGGGCCGATTCAGGTCGTCGGGGTCGAGGTCTGTACGTTCCATTATCCTAACACCTTGTACGTGTCGAGTCGTTCACCGCACTCACCACAGGTCGGGCCGCCGCTCGAATAGCGACCGAGTTGCGCTTGCAGGTACTCGCACTCCCAACAGACCTGCACGGCGACGAGCGGGATGGTGCTCCCGATTGTCGTGTCGATGTCGTCGCGGTCGAAAATAGCCATTAGAGGCTGTCGAGGTTGCCCATCACCCAGGCGGCGGCGTTTCGCGCGGCTTGCACCTGGAGATACTCCACGAAGGAGAGTTCCTGGGTGGCGAGCGAACGATGCGTCTGTGCCATCACTTCACTTGGCGTCGCGTGTCCCTCACGGATGGCGAGGAGCACGTCACGCTTCGACTGGTCGATGGCTTGCAGAATTGCGATGCGTCCTCCCGCGAGCCTGTCATGGATTATCTCGATGCCAGCCTCGGGGCTACGCTCATACATGAATATCACCGCTCGTTGGGAGCGGGAACGGAGGCAACCTGATGGGGAGCCTCGGTACAGTAGGGTGCTTCATCGTGTCCTAACATAGGACACCCAGGTATAAAAGTCTTGTCCGTGTTACGCAGTTACATGAACTGCGCGAGGGAACCCTGGTCGGTGTCTGCCACAGCGTCGTCAAAGGACCAGTGCATCGCCTCCAGAATCGGCGTGAGCGGGTCCTCAAGGACTTTCTCTATCATCTTGTCCGTATCCACCACGAACTCGTCGGGCACCTTGTCGGGCTTCTCAACGGCCACAGCGTCCACCTGACGACCATCCTCCTTCGTGTCAGCGGAGTACGTGCGCGGCCAGTCACCACGCACCCGCTCAAGGTAGAGGAGTTGCGGCTTCGCCCCGCTATCCATGTTCTCCCAGTCGAAGTTCTGGTTCGCGTACTTCGCGCCACGGTACGTCGGGAGCGGCGTCTGGTCGGGACTGCCGTACTCCTCGGGGCGCTTACTCATGCCCTTCGGACGAGCGATATACGAGTTCGGGCGCTCGCCATCCTCGATGTCCTCGACCACTTCCTTGATGGTCGCGTAGGCTTCGTTGCGCGCGTCGTCCTCGTCGTCCACGCGGAGAATCGTCTCGATTACCTCCTGCGCGATGTCGCGCGTCGCCACCGCGCGGTCGGAGCGCACAATGTCGATGCCCGTCACGGAGAACTCGGGCGGGTCGAACCACTCGCCTTCCTCCCACGCTATTATCTCCGCGTACCGCTTCTTCGCCTTCTCTTTCGTCACGCCCTTCGGGACGAACAGCCACGGCGCATACGACTCGATTTCGAGTTCGATGTAGTCGCCGTTGCTGTTGAACGTCTTGGCGGCGAACTCGTCGTAGGAGTCGTTCACGCGGTCACAGGCGTCGATGGCGATGTCCACGATGTCGGACTGCTCCTCGCGGGTGTCGGCGGGCATGAACGGGATGGATGTCATTACTGAGTCGGTGTCGCCGCCGACCTGGTATGCCTTCCGCCCGTCGAGGCCGCGCTCGTCCTTGATGTTGTTCACCTCGTCCACGAATCGCTGTGCGCTGTATTGGATTACCTTACGCCCGTACAGCGTGATGGATTCGGCCACGCGCCAGTCGAACAGGCGGTAGCCCTTGCCGTAGGAGTCGCTGTCGCCGTAGACGCCCCACACGGAGTTGACGACTTGCTTCACGGGACCGTAGAGTTCGGTGCCGTCGTAGTCGTCCTTGAGTGTCATAACGTGGTCCACGACTTCGTTCATGAACCCCGTCTTTATTTCGGGCTTGAGGTAGTAACACTTTTCGTACTCGGGGTCGGACTCCTTCTTCACGTTGTCGGGTCGCGTGTCGATGTACGACCAGCGGCAGTCCTCCTCCGTGTATTCGGACTCCTCAAGGTCCTCCTCCGTCCCGATGATGGTTTCGGGACTCATGTTGCAGGTACGGAACGCGTTGGGGTACTCGCTCCACACGTCGGGATAGACGGCGTTCGGGTGCCGCCCGAGTTCAGGCTCGAACACGTACCCGCCGTAGAACCACCCACGGGTCGGCTCCGTGTTCGTGGGGAGCGCCACGCCTCGCTCGCGGGCGAACCGCAAGATGTATTGGTCGAGGAGGTCGATGTTGTTGTGGCAGTCGCCGTACTGCGCGCCAGTCAACTTGCGGAGATTCTGGTACAGGTCGAGGACGCCCACGCGGTCGTCAATCTCTATTACGGCCTGCACGTCGCGGATGTTGTATTCGAGGAACGTCCCTGGCGCGTCCCGCCACGCGTCGTCAATGTCCTCGATTTCGAGTTTCGCCATGTCCTCGGGGAGTTCCTTTCGACTGATGGATTCGAGGCCCCACCCGTCTTTCGGCTCGCTCCACTGGGTTTTCTCGTAGGCTTTCATCATGTCGAACGCCTCCACGCCCTTGATGCGCGGCCCCCAATGGCTGTCCCACACCTGGCCGAGCGGCGACCAGTCCTCGTAACTGTACGTGTTCAGGTTCTTACACCTGTTGATAAGGTACGGGTAGTCGAACGCCTTACCGTTATCGCTCGCGGACGAGTTCCACCCACTCAGTAGGTCGGGCGACCGCTCCTCGATGAACTCGTTGAAGTCGTCCAACATCGTGCTCTCGTCGTCGTACACGTGCACGTCCTCGATGTTCGTGCCGTCGGGCCGATTCTCGATAGCGATGTTCGACACTTCGGTGTCGCCGTAGGGCCAGCCCTCGTGCTTCAACACCCACACCGTATATGCGTCCGAGTAATTGTCGTGCGCAGTGATGGCAGTCACGGGGTGCTTCGCTTCGTCAGGCTCGGGGAAGCCGTCGGGCGACTCCACCTCGATGTCCACGGTCACCATGCGCGGCGTCGCTTTCCAGTCGGCGTCAGTGGCCTGGATGTCCTCGACGTTCACGCGGTAGTCGCCCTTGAGGGCTTGCGGCTCCCACGTCTCCTCCGTATCCACGGTGAAGTGCGTCTTGATGCCGTTGTCGATTAGGAACCGCGTGGTGAAGAACACGTCCGCTTCCCACGTGCTGTCGAAGTATTCGCGGAGGCCCTTCTTGTCGTTCTTGCCGCCGACGTGCCACGGGAGTTGCGTGAACACACGGGTGAGCGGGCGGCCATCGAGCGTCTGCCAGCGCCCATTAGCGCCGTGCGTCTCCGCCCCCTCCACCCAGTTGTGGTTCTTCACGCGGCGCGTGTACGCCTCCTCGTGGACGAAGAACGACGGCTGGTGGCCTTCCACCTCGACCCACCGCTCCTCGTTGTCCTCTGTGCGACACCAGAGATGTACGATGGGGTCGCCCCACTGTTCTTCGTACTCGACGCTCATGACGTGGAGCGTCTCCTCCGTACTAACCTCCTCGAAATCGTTGAATCCTGCCATGTTGTCACTCCCGTTTGGCGACGGGTTAGTGACTACTACGAGACGAGGGTATAAAAAGTTTACTCCGCTCGCTCCTCGTAGGTCTGCTCGCCAGTCATACGTTGCGCGTACTTGCGAGCGTGCTCTAAGAGGAGCGCATTGGGCTGTGCTTGCGGTCGAGCGTCCTCCACGACCTCTCGGGCATGGGCGAACGAGGAGTCCGTCAGCGCGGCGACAGCGGCCATACAGACGGACACAGAACGAGACTGCCCCGCGTGGCAGTGCACGAGGACTGTCTCCCCGTCCGCGAGCGCGACGGCCACCTCGTCAGCGGCCTGCTCGAACAACTCGAACGAACAGTCGCCAGGATTGTGGCCCTGCGGCTCGCCGTCCGCCATCTTGTAATGCGAGTAGCGGCACCCCACATTATCTTCGATGTTATCCTGGCACACGGTCACCACTCTGTCGAACTCGCTCGTATCTTCCGTGACGGCGTAGGTGATGTTACTCACGTACAACCCGTCGATGATTTGATTGATTGGTCGTCCCATTTACTTGAGGTGTTCTGCTTCGATGTGGTCTACCTTATCTTCCCTGTCCTCTGGCTCGTAATCACAGTACGGGCACCAGTCGTCGCTCATATGTCACCCCTATCCGCCCACAGCGCGTACTTGAGCGTCTCGACGGCCTCCTCGAACGTCTCCACCATCACGTCGCTGTGGTACGTGAGGAACGCACTCCAGTCGTCCTCGGGAACCGTCGTTTGGGTTACCACGAACGTCTTGGTGCGGATGTCCTCCGCCCACTTCTGTGCAGTCTGCGCGTAAGCCATCTCCATCGGCGTTCCGCACGTGGGTACTTCTTCCCAGTGAACCAACATCCCGTCGGCCTCGCGGACGATGCGGATTTCGTCCTCCACGAGTTCCTCCGTGCCGCCGAGCGCGTCTCGTCGTGCGGCCTCGGTCGGGTCCTCCATGTCGGTGGGGTCAATCCACTTGATGCCGTCGTACTCGTCCTTGACGTGAGCACGCCAGCCCTTGCCGTAGTCGTTCACGTGCTGGATAGGTCCAGCGAGGTACACAGTTGGTTCGTATCCCATGACTGTTAGTAGAACAGCCAGGTATAAAAGAGTGTCGTCAGCCGAGCGCGCTACTCGTCAGCGGAAGAACTGCCATCCCCATCCGTATCGTCGGGCGAGGACTGTTCGCCCTCCGTCTCGGAGGAGGAGTCTGTCTCGGTGCTGTCGCTCGACTCGCCATCGTTTCCCTCGCCGCCTTCGGCGGCTTGAGAGTCGGCACTGGTGCCGACGCCCTCGTCACCGATGGAGCCGATGTCGCCACGAATCTGCTCGACCGTGTACGACCCGATGCCATCGACGGCTTCGAGGTTCTCGTCGCTCGCGTAGTAGATGTCCGCGGCAGTCTCGTAGCCAGCGGCGGCCAGGTCCGCGGCACGCGTCTGCCCGATGCCCGTGATGTCGTCGGTGTCGATACCGATGTCCTGAACGCGCTCGGGCGTGGGGTCGGCGGGCGGCTCGGGGTCCTCCACCTCCTCGGTGGTGGTGTCCGCAGTCGGGGCGGCTTCCGCTGTGGACTCGGACAGGTCGAGTTCGGGGTTGCCGTCGCCGTCCACGTCCACTTCGGCACTGCCGCCGCGCTTCACGTAGGCGTATGCGCCGCCCGCGAGGGCGACAACTGCGACCGCCGCAGTAGCGAGGACTTCGACGCTCATGCGCCCACCTCGACTTCGCCGTTGTCCTTGAGCGTCGCGCTGTCCTCGACGCCAGTGATAGCGCCGATGTTCTCGATGTTCTCGATACCGTGCCGTGCGAGGAACTGGGTCAGCGGAGCGTCCTCGTCGTCCAGCCCGTTGTCGGGGATGGCGAACTCCTTGGCGTGCGCGCCGTACTCCTCACCGTCGTGGTAGAGGGTGCACGGGAACACTGCGGTCGGCTCACCCTGGGTGTTGACCGTCGGGGAGACGTACTGCGCAGTGAGCGCGAGGTTGGTCTGTCTCTCGGCCAGGAGCGCCTGGAGCGCCGCAAGGCCGTCGTCGTTACCGCCGTCGTTGCCTCCAAAGAGGCGTGCGATGATGCTCGCAATCATGGTTTGCTTCGACTTCCGCGTATGTTAGTAGGGGACGGTACACCTTAAGTGTTGGGGTGGACCCTACATCAGGGGCGACTCGTCAAGGTCGCGCTCCCACTCCGCAAGGTGGTCAGTCAGTTCGATGTATTGCCGCAGGGTGATACGGTTCTGCTCGACCATCTTGGCGAGGGCGTTGCTCGCGGCGAGAATCACCATCGCCTCCATGTGGTCGTCCAGTTCGTCACTGATGTCCTCTTGGAGGTTCATGTCCTCCGTGTCGTACTCGTCGCTCTCCTGTACCTCCTCCAGTGTCATGTCGGGCCAGTCCTCTGCGTTCATGTTAGAGTTCCTCCTTCACGTAGTCCGCTCGCGGCAGTTCGCCAGTTTCCTCGATGTGCTCGAACGCTTCGAGGAGGTGACCACACACGTCGTGCTGGTAGACGGATGAAACCTTCCGCCCACCCACTCGCGTGTTGACGTTCTCCTCTGCCTCGACGTACAGTTGGATGGTGTCGCCGCGCCCGAGTTCGGACCCGACGCGCACCATGTCGAACCCGATGCTTATTCCAGTGCGTTTGTCGTCCAGCGTGAACTTCGTGCGCGTGCCGACGGTGCGCTTGAGTCGGAAGTTCCGTGTCTTGATGTTCCTGTCGTACCGCTTGCAGGGCAGTTGAACCATCAGTCGTCGTCCTCCTCGGCTTCGTCGTGGAAGCCGATGGCGAGTAGTGCCGCCCACACACCCGCGACGCCGAGCGCCGCACCCGTGCCGAACGCGTCGTAGGCACCGAGTGTGAACAGGCCCGCCGCGCCGTTCCCGAACAGCGTGCCGAGGCGCTCCTTCGTCTTATTCTTCATCGTCGTCACCCGTGTCCATCTCCGCGAGGCGCGCCTGGAGGCGCTTCGTGAGTTTCTTCTGGAGCCACCACACTCGGAGTCCCTCGTCGGGGCGGAGGATGGAGAGGTACTGGAGGACTGCCGCCCAGTCCTCTGCGGGCGCGCTCGCGTACTTGCCCGCCACCTCGTCAGTGTGGTCCACCGTGAACGAGAAGTCTCCGACAGTATCGGCCTGGTCGGTCAGGTCGCTGTCGCGGAGGCTGTCCTCGATTCGGGGGATGAACTCCGCGAGTTGTTTCTGCTCGTGGGACCGCAGTTCGATGGGCACGTTCATGCCCGCCAGTTGGTCGTCCATTGCGTACTAACGTAGGAACCCTGTGTATAAAAAAGTGGCGGTGGGTCGCCACCCTTTCAACCAACAATTGCGGGCAGGTGTCCTTTTAACGACGGCATCACCGACGGTGCTACAACGCACTCTAATGCGCGAACACACTACGCCGTGCTTCACCGCCGACCCCTTTTCGTCTCGTGGTCGGGTAATGCTTGTTTTACGTCCTCCGAAGGGGGATGACCACCCCACGCACCTGTTTCTGGCACTTCGACGGCGGACGGAGTGGGTCGGGAAGGATTTGAACCCCCGAGCGCCCCGCTTGGAACGGGGCGGCTGATTCCTGGCGGGCCAACCCAAATAACCGTCGGCGCGTGCGGTTGTGCTCCGTCAGAGCATCGAAATGGTGACGGATTGTTGCCCGCGTGCCTCCGACGGGGTGCTACATTGTTTACCCACGCGGCACCAGCACGTGAGGCACCAGCGGGGTGTGACCCCCTACTGGCGTGGTGCTCTGCTGGAGCCGCGTTCGCCGCGTGACCCCAGTTGAGGCTTCGGTGTGGGACGATGTTTCGCGTTGGCCTCGCCCCTCGGTTTTCGGCCAGGTTGTCGCGCCTTCTTCGGCTTTTTCCGCGGGTCGTCACCCACGTACTACGCCAGCGACCGTGGCGTTCGGGGCTTTGTCTAACGGCCCAAGCGCGCCCCGCCACGCTTGCGCCTGTCTTACCCTAAGAGACGGAGGTACTTAAGTCTTACTCCTCCTCGTAGAGGAAGTGGTCCTGTGCCACGTGGCAGTTCCAACACTTGATTATGAGGCACCCATCGCGGTCGGGGCGCTTCGTCGTCGCCTCCTCGAAGTGCGGGTCGGGTTCGAGGCAGTCGGGGCCGTGGTCCAGGTCGAAGAAGATGTCGAGGAGCCGCTCCCGTGCCTCACTCTTTTTCATGCTCCTCCACCCACTCCTCTGGCAAATCCTGTTCGTCCCAGTGCTCCGACAGGTCACTGTTGAGGAGGATGCTGATAAGGACTCGGTGACAGCCACGGCAGAGCGTGCGCTCGTGGTCCTCGCCGTAGGAGTAGATGCCCCACGTGCGGTCGAACTCGCCGCCACACCCATTACACTTCATCGCTGATGTGCACCTCTAAGGCGCTCACGTCCACGTAGTGCGGCTTGAACACAGTACGGGGCTTCCCCACCATCGCGGCAGTCTTTTTGCCGAACGCGGCTGTCAGCGCCTCCTTGTACGTGTCACACTCGTCCATGCGGTACTTCATGGACGCCTCGACGCCGTAGCGGGGGTCGCTCCCCCATATCTTCTCCGCGCGGCACGGGTCCTCGTCGTACAGTTCGTTGAACCGATGGCACGCCGCATCGAAGTCCTCCGCCTCGATGATAACGTGCTCGGGCGCGGCGCTCTCGTCGGGGAACTTCCCCTCGACGTGGAGCCACATCATGACTCTGCCTCCTCCCGAGTATCGTACAGGTCGCCAGTCTCCTTGTCGAGATATTTCACGTCTGTGCACTCAACGTGCGACCAGTGGAACTCGACAACCTGCCCGTCCTCGGTCGTGAGTGCGAGGATTGCCCCGTCCTCGTCGTCTCCAACCCACTCCAGGTTGCCGCTCTTGGTCATGGTACTGTCGGGCAGTTCGTCCATTTCGTAGACTTCGCCCTCCTCGAACTCTATCATCGTTCGTCACCCTGTCCCGTGATGACGCCACGTTCCTGCCTATCAAGGAGTTTGTCGAGGTTGTCGTCGGCCACGTCGCCCAGGTCCACGTTGAGGAGGCTGGCGAGTTGTGCCATGTACCAGAGTACGTCACCGAGTTCTGCCTCGGCCTGGTCGAGGTACTCAGCGTCGTCCTCGCGGACGTCCTTCTTCACCTTCCCTCCGAGTTCGCCCGCCT